CCTGTGGCCAGATTTTTACAAATGAACCCATTACTTAGCGAATGTGCTGTAGGTGTCAATTGTCAAGGTCCTGAATGGGATCAACTACAAAAACATATGTTTAAGTATGGTAAAAACAGAGTGTTTGCTGGGGATTATAGCAAATACGATCAGAAAATTCCATCTCAATTACTTTTGGCCGCATTCAGAGTACTTATTGATATTGCGGAAAAGATGAATTATAGCCAGGAAGATTTGGCAATTATGCGTAACTTGGTAAGTGATATTGTTTATGCATACGTATCAGTTAATGGTGATTTAGTGACTTTATTAGAAGGCACCCACATTAGTGGCACGTCATTAACTGCTATCATCAATGGTATTGTTGGACGCCTTAATCTAGGCACTTACATATTTACAGTTTTACCAGACACCAAAAATATTCGAGATATTCTTGCCTTTATGACCTACGGGGATGATAATTGTGGGTCAGTCAAAGAGGGATATGAGAAAATCAACATTCGCGATTATTCGAAATGGCTTGAATCGTATGGACAAATATACACCATGCCCGATAAGAATTCTGAATTAGTACCCTACATGAGTGCTGATAATGTGGAATTTCTTAAAAGGCACAGCAACACGCCAGAAGGATTGCCAGTACCAGTAGGCGCTCTTTCAGAAGCTAGTATTTTCAAGTCTCTTCACAAAATTGTTAAAACCAAAGATTCTCCTTTGACGGACGAAGAGTCAGCGGCAACTAATATTGATGGAGCTTTACGTGAATGGTTTGCTTATGGACGCGACAAATACGAACTGCGCCGTGCACAAATGCAAGAAGTTGCACAGCGATCAAATATTCGTCATCTATGTTCTGAATTGGACGTTGAATACGATGAACGAGTAAACAAATGGTATGAAAATTACCAAAACCAACTTTAGATCCCCCAGTAGATTCTGGGGCCTACGGGAAAGCAAAATCAATTGTATATATGGTTACCATGTAATTTTATAACGCACTTTTGTATATTTATATAGGCTTTGTACAATTTGACAACCCCCTCGTGGGT